CTGCCATTATCCTTTAACCCAATCTTTTTCAGCCGTAAAATTGGCTCTACTAAACTCTAATCTATCTACTAACTTGACAGCACCAGCCACTCTATCAACGGCCACAAATCCCTCTGGTGCCGTTACTTTGTAACCATTTGGTGTTCTTAAAAAATGTCCAATACTTTGTATTTCACTTAATTTGTTTATTAAGAAGTTTTTAGCATTTTGTAAAGTAACGTGTGAAGCAATAGCAAAATATAATGATTGTTTATTACGATCAATGTATCTTAAATTAGTTTGTAATAAATCTTTATATTTTTGTTTACCTTTATCTGTCTTTCTTGCATCAATTTCAGCATTTAAAAGAGAAACATAATATTCTCTAAACATATCTACTAGTGTTTTTACTTTTGCCATATTTCCTTGCGTGTTTTTAATATAGTAATTAAAAAATGTTTTTAATCTAAATCCAACAGATAAAGAATCAGATGTTGTTTTACTCATTTCATCTAACATAGGGCCTGCTTTTAATAAAGAACCTTCGGCCATTCTTAATCTGGCATTAAATTGTGATAATTCTGATGATGTTAATTTAGCAGAACCTGATACGTCTTTATAAGCAGCGTCAGCAAGAAAAACTGATGCTATACCTGATCGACTTGATACAGTTCCAAAACCAGCTTTTAAATCTTTCATTGTACGACCTGAATATGAAGTATGAAATACAATACCCATTCTAGCTCTTGTAATTCTTCTTCCGATAGATGAATTAACAGGAACAGCATATGTAATTGTATTAGGTGTAAAAGTAATCACACTTTCACCATCTATTGTATCTGTCTTTAAATCTGATTTTGTAAATAAGAAATCGCCTTGTAATATACCTGTTATATTTAATTTTTTTAATTCTCTTAAAGCAACACTTAATTTATCTGCTAAAGGACCAGAGTGATTTCTTCTAATGTCGCCAGAAGTGTAATTGATTTTAGGATTGACGTTGAATACAGATTTAGTACCAACAAAAAATTTACCATTTTCGGGATTAATACCACAGATGATAGCAGGCGCACCGTCCCACTTAACTGACATATTGACTTTACGGCCAGAAGACCCAGCCAACATATCTCTAATTGACTTTAAAAAATTAATAGCATTTTGTCCACCTTGAGACCCTTTATCTATGATTTGGTCTTCAACGTGTTCTAAATGCGTATTCTTTTCTTTTGTAACGAATCCTTTAAAACTAAACATTTTTCTCTCATTTTGTCCATAACTATAATCAACTTTTCCATATAAATCAACTGTTTAGTAATATTTATACATTTAAACTCTTATCCACAAAAACTTTGGTATACCTCCACTATTTTTCCATACCTGTGTTTTGTTTTGAAATTTTACTAATTTATGTGCATCTTCTTCAAAGAAATACTCGGCTATCATATTGTTTGTAGGTCTTTCATATACTTGCCATATTATATCTTTACCCTTTTTCTTCATCTTTTTTTCATAAGATAAATTAGGATAATCTGATCTAGGCCTACGGTCTCCTTTTCTAAACTTAACCTTTTGTAGCTTTTCTTTCTTTGTCATTAAATCAATTTCATATCCCAGGATATAATTCTTTTTACTTTTTTAGATTTACTTGGTTCAGTAAAATGTCTCACAAATTTAGGTACTACAACCATAGTTCCCTCAGTAACTGGTACTGGATAGTATATTGTTCTATCTGTTGTCCAATCATTCCAAGGTTGAATGTATTGTGTAACAGGCGCATCTTTAGGCATATTTAAATATAATATACCTGCAAGACCTGTTGATCCGTGATCGTGTGGTGTATGATATTCACCTTTTTTATAAGATACTGACCAGATGTCTTCGATCTGAACATTTCTTTTTAGTCTTTGAATTAGCATTTGTAATTCTTCACCACAAATATTAGAAAATGCTTCAGAAAATCCTGTTCTTTGGGATTGTCTATTTGTAGCAAATGTTTGTATACCGTGTCTTTTTTCGGGAAAAGATTTTACTAATTTTTCTAATTGTTCTTTCTTTTTAGAAAAATTTAGTACAGGTAGCGTCCACATTGGTATTGTAAATAAATTACCTGGTATCATTTAGTTTATCTCCTTTTTTACTAGTGTTTCTATGTAGTCTATTCCTATTAGTTTACATACTTCTTCCATACTTTCTTCAACGTGCCAAAAATTATCTTTAGACCATAATGCAATTTTTTTCTTTGCTGTTAAGTCTTCATAAATGGATACAATGTGATCTACATTTATAATAATTTTTGTACCTTCAAAAGGTGGATTAGCATTTGTAAAAGTTACATATTTAGCCATTATATTTTAAAATCTGAAAACTTCTCATACGCCGATTCAGGTGTAGGATAATTTTCCTCCTCTTTTGTTTGGTTACTATCTACTATATTTTGTGCTGTATTTTCAACATCATATAGTCTCATTTTACTTCTATCAACTCCAACAATAAAAGAACGATTTATACTTGGGTCGTTGTATCTATTTTTTAATTGTTTGATTTTCATTTGTCCTAATGCTTCAAGTTCTTCATTTGACATTAGAGCAAACATAAAGTCAGCAGTTGCTGGAAGACCAAAACTTTCTGATGTATCTTCTAATCCAATATCAGTAGATACATAACCTGTTCTGGTTGTTTGTGTAGCAGAGAAGATAGGTACATTAAATTCAACTGCAAGACCTCTTAATTCTTCTGCAATCGCTTTAATATAAAAATAAGATGATATATTACCACCTTTAAATCTACTACTAGCACAAATATTTAAATAATCAATAAACACTACATCTGGTTTAAAACTTTTCTTCAAAGCAAGTTCATTTATCAAAGCTCTAAAATGACCACTATGAGCTGACGCAGTTGGATATTCTTTTATAATTAATTGACCTGATGTTTTATTTTGTAATTTAGAAACTTTATTATCATATAATTCTTTAGGCATTGTATGTAAATCATCAATGGTAACATCAAATAAATTTGCGTCTATTCTTTCAGCAATTCTTTCTTCTGCCATTTCTAAAGTGATATACAATACATTTAAACCTTGTGTTAAGAAACTTGAAGCAACGTGACACATAAACAACGATTTACCAACACCTGTACCAGCAAGAGCGATATTTAAAGTTTTACTTGGAACACCGCCTTTTGTAATTCTATTTAAATAATTTAAATCAAACTTATACTTTTTTTCTTTTGTATGATACCATTGAAATCTATTTTCTGCGTCACCTATATAATCGTGCCCAACGTGATTGTCAAAACTAACAGCAAGAGCTTCGGCAAGAATACTTGGTATTGCCTCTGGTGTTCTTTTTGTATCTTTTTTATCTAATATCTTTATACCATCAAGTACAGCATTATGTACTGCTCTATCTTTACAAAACTTTTCTGTTGTATCTAACAACCATTGTTGTTCGACTTCTTCATCATTTAAATTACTAATAAGTTCTTTAACAGTTCTATGTTCATCTTCGTTTATATCTTTTCTTTGTGAAAGTTCAATTAAGATTGCTTCTTTTGTAGGAACATTTTTATATTTTTGAACAAAATTATCTATCTCATCAAATAATAATCTTTCTTCTCTTTTAGCAAAATAGATAGATTTAACAAAAGGTAAAGCCTTTCTTGTAAATTCTTCGTTATAAAAGAAGTTTCTTAATATTGTTATTTCAATTCTTTCATTATTCATCAAATACTACCTGATTATTTTTTAATTGTAATTCTACAACTTCCACTAATATGTCACCTATATAATTTCTAAACTGCTCACTTTTAACATCTACTTTATTTGGATTATGAAAAACATCATAAGTAAATTTTAAAGGTATGACACCATCGTTATTTGGTTCTGGCGCAAACTTTACCTTATCGTACTTATAGATTACTCCTTCAAACTCACCTTCTAATAACTTTATACAACTAAAGTCATCACCTTGTCTTTGAGCAAAGGCATATCTTTTATTCTTCGTCTGATCCGTAGCTGAATTTTCGTTTTGCGACTTCATCTATCTTGTCTAATACTTCCTTTGTAAAATATTTTTCAGGTTCGTCATTTATATTCTTACCAAAGACTTTAGACCCATCTGGCATTTCATATCTTGTAGATACTTTCTTAAAGAGACCAGCTTCTTCAGCAAGTTCAATAAGACCATAGTATTTGTCTAAACCTTTTTTGTAAGTTAATTTGACATCTATTTGTGCATTTTCTTTTGTTAACCTTGACTTATAATTTTTACAATGAATTATATTACCAACGACCTCGGTACCTTCTTTGTCTTTTCTTTTACCAAGATAGATGATTGATGAGGCAGCGTATTTTAAACCACTTCCGCCACCCATTTCTTTTTGAGGAAACATTGAACCAATAACATCATATGTGTGGTTTGTCATTATCATAGGTATATTTGCTTTACCTAGTTTCAATGTTAATACTCTAAATGCTGATTTGATAATTTGTGATCTGGTCATATCTCTTGTTTCTTTACCAGCGGCAGTATCTTCCATTTCTTTTGTGGTTGATAACATACCCAAACTATCTAAAACAAACATCAAAGGCTTTCTACTTGCCTCTGGTTGTTGAATATATTTGTCTAAAATTTTTATAGATTGATTTCTAAACTCTTGTACTGTGGCAACTGGTACAATAACCATTCTCTTACTATCTACACCACGACTTTCAATCATCTCTTTTGATATGGCACTTTCTGATTCAAAATAAATCACACCAGCTTCTTTATCCATATCTAAAAAGTTCTTACAAATACCTAATGCGAAAAATGTTTTACCTGTTGCTGCTTCGCCAGCAATTGCTGTAATCTTATTTCCTGGTAGACCTCCATAGATACTACCTGATAACAATGCATTAAAAGAATATGAACCT